ATATACAAGGTATAGACGTCTCAGAATCCGACGCCCCTCCCCCCTCGCGATCTCTTCGTCCGCCCGTAGCGGCGATGGCAATCGCCGCAGAGGACGCGGAGGTTCGCGAAGGCGTCAGAGCCTCCGAGGGAGCGCGGGACGATATGGTCCACCGCGAGCGGGAGCCCTGATCTCTGGCACATCGCGCAATACGGAAACCGCCGCCTCATCTCTCGCGAGATCTTCGTCCACTCCGCGCCGTAGCCGGGGCGTTTCCGATGATCAGGTAGGGCGTGGATCTCGCACCGCGACGCGCGGGATGGAGCTCCGCATTCGAGACAAGGGACGAGAGGGCTCACCGCCCGAAGTTCGGGATCGGGAGTTCTCGTGCGATCAGTCGGGCGAAGTGCTCGACCATCCTCTCCGTCGCGTCAATAAAGTTCGGCTCGAGTAGGGCATATCCAATCTTTCCGAGAGGCTCCTCGAGATTCTCGATAACCCGATCGAGTCGGGCCGAGATGATATGCGAGAGCTCGTGCGCGAGGATGAGACGCTGACGCTCCGGGGACTGCGAGAAGAAGTCTCGGGCGATCCTAAGATCCGCCGTCCTGCGTTGATCGTGGACTTCGATATCGGCGTGAGAGGTAATATCCGCGGCCTCTCGCGAGACGGTGATCTCCCAATCCTGAAGCTCGAGGGTAACGAGTGCGTCCGCGAGGTACGCCTCGATCAGGGCGTACGGATCGGACTTCGCTTCACTCTTCGCCATAGACCCTCCTTCGGATGATGGACGCGCCGAGGAGTCGAACCCCGGTTCTCTCGCCATATGGCATCTCGCCTAACGAGCATCCACGCGCGCCCGATGGCATCCTAACGCCCCCAATCCTTACCGACGATCGGAGGTCCCCACGCCTTATCGCTCAGGCGGAGCGGCGATACCGAACGGAGAGGGCATACGGAGTCCGGGCATAGCTGCTCAGTCTCGCCCCTCTTAGGATCAGGGGCGCAGGATCGACACATCTTTCCGATCGCGTTCCGATACTTCGCCACCTCGAGGGATGACTCCTCGCGGTTCGCCTTCCGATCCGCCGCCTCGACGGAGCCCGTCTTCGAGATTGAGAGGAGACGCTCGAGGATCTCGAGGTCCACGGGTTTAATCCTGATCCGTCCCGCCATACGCTCACGCATCCACGACGCAGGGAGCCCGAGGGTATCGTGCGCGTTCGTGACGTTCGTAAGGACGCGAGAGTCGCCGCGCGCTCCGCGTACCATCGCGACGAAGATCTTCGCCTCCGCGGTCGTAAGGTTATGCCTCACCCGCTCGGCCCGATCTGCCTTCGTCTCCGATGCCATTCGTCCTCCTCTTAGTCCGGGAGGCTGCCTCCTCCCGGATCGCGAGGATAGCCGATCGCGAGAACTTAGGGGAGGAGCTCGATCGTTACGGGCGTGACTCCGAGATGCAGCGGGACCCCGAGGGCGTTCCATACTGCGGGCGCGAGATCCACGAGACGATCGTTCTTCGGATTCTTATCTCCGCCTCGGCACTCGCAAAAGTCCACGATCCATACGACGAGCGATCGCCCCGTCCTCTCCGACGTCACGATGACGCGATAAGAGTTACGCCACTCGTGCCGAACCTCCTTCCGAAGATCGGGGCCCGCTGCGCCGTAGAACTCGATCCCTGCGCGGGAATACCACGTCGTCTCTCCGTTGCGCTCCGCGTCATAGTGCGTCGCGATGCCGTGAAGCGTAGGGTTCGGGAGGATCGGCTCAGGCGTAGGCTCAGGCTTTATCGAATCACGATCGGCGAAGATTGACGGGAGAGGGAATACCTGCTCGGAGATCGGGCGGACGAAGGCGACGATCGCGGAGGCTCCAATCACGAAGACGAGCCACGCGATCGCGGATCGGATAATCATCGTCTCTCGTAACCCTCTCGGACGATCGCCTTCTCGAGGTCCTCGACGGCGCGGATGAGATCGATCGCGAGCCCGATCCCGTCCGCATATCCCGCGACGTATTGAGGCGTATCCTTCAGGGCCGCCGTTGCCGAGATCTTCGCCTGACTCAGCGCGAGGATGATCTCCTCTCGGGAGACCCGCTCCGTCTTAGGCGTCTTCCGAAGTCGCATCTTCCGCCCGATGGTTGTAGTACGAGAGAAAGTCCTGAAGATCGAAGACGATTAGGCTCGTACGCCTGACGCCCATCCCCGGTTTATTCCCGACGACGACCGCCTTCAGCTCATCGCCGCGAACGGAGAGAGATCGGAGCGCGTTATCGAGGCGCGTCGGAAAGAATCCGTTCCCGCACTTCGCCTGAATCGCTAACCATCCGGGGACTTCGACGTCCGTCTTTCCGCCGAACTGCCCGACCCTGCGCGCACCGTTCCCGAAGGCGGCGACGATCTCACGCTCGAAGGCGTTCCCTGAGTTGCGCGCCCTCTTCCCCCGAACGGACTTTTCTTTATTCTCCTCCGTGATCGCGAGATCCTTCATCCGCGCCATTACTTCAGTCCCACGCATCCGCGATGCCGCCACGTCATCCCCGATCGTCTCTTCCCTGAGTCGAAGGAGATCCACTTCACGCGATACGCATCTTTCAGGGCGGAGATAGGAGATGAGCACCCGCCGCAGGGCGAGACGATAAACCTCGGCTCCTTCCGAGGCCCTGCGTTCTTCTTCGCCTTTACTCCTGCCATATGCCGATCCTACCCGATGATCCGATATCGGCGGAACTCTCGGAACCCGCCCACGAGATCGAGCCCCGCATCCGAAGGCTCGAGAAACCCGAGCCCGATCGCATACTGCGCGAGGCGTTCGTTCTCTGCGTAATCCTTGAGATAGATCTCTCCGTCCGCCATCTCCTCGTCGGGGAAATCGACGGAGAGCTTCGCGAGCTGCTCCCCCGTCTTCGCATCCACCGCGACGAGCGCGGTATGCCCTGACGGATACTCTCCGACCTCGAGCGCGACCGTGATCGCGGCTCCGCCGCCCGTCATCCTGAACTCACCGATTCGCTCCACGTTCCCTCCTTTCGGCCTTCGCCGTATCGCAATCCATACACTCCCACGCCAATACCTCGCCCTCGTGCCCTCCGAAGAAGGGACCTCCGAGGTATATCGCCCGCATCTGGACTCCGCAGATCCCGCAGGTCCGCGGAGGATCGAGATAGAGCCTCCCGAACGTCGGGCACTCCCCACCCGGGCGGCGACAGACGCGGCACTTAATCAGGCGAACGCCTTTCATTCGTTCACCTTGAGCCCTCTCGCGGCTCCGCCCTGCCGCTCGATCTTTCCCTCCGCGATGAGCTCGAGGATGGCGCGCTGCGCCGTAGAGTGCCCGACCCCGAGGGCCGCGGCAATCTCACGAACCGTCGGAGGGTAGCCGTTCGCGACAACGTGCCCTCGGATGATCTGAAGAACCTCGTCCCGCCGCGTCATTAACGGACCTCCATTCTCATATCCTTCGTCCATTCCCCATCCCGAAGGGCGAGGAGGATGACGGAATAGTTCACGAGGTCGAGGATGCTATCCCGTAGGACGGCCTCACGCTCCACCCCGAGCTCGTCAATGAGAATCCTCCCGCTGACGACCTCGCCGCTAATCTGAGCCTTCGCCCGTTCGACTTTATTCGTAAGCTGCTCGAGCACTCCCCACGTCCCCGCCTCGAGGATATTCTTCGGCCCGTATCGGCGTTGTCTTTCGCAGAGAATCGCGAACGCTTCGCGGTAGTAGGGCTCCATCCGAGCCTCGAAACTCTTAACCTCTTCCGTCATCGTCTCCTCCTTTTTGCTATTAATATTTTCTCTCATCTCACGTATCTCATCTCTCATCTCCTCCGCCCTTTTTGACGTTTAGGGGACGTAGTAAATCGTCCCGTGGACGCAAAAGGGACGCAGAGACTAACTCTTCGAGCGGTCGTAGCTGCGAGAGATCCACGTCCCGCATATCGCGAAACGAGGCTCCTCCTCCGCCCATCGTTGAGCCTTTCGGGATGAGGACGCTCCTCTCTCGGAACTCGGCATCGCTCATCCATCCGACCACCCACGCCTCCTCGTACCTGAAAAACGGACCCTCCGCCTTCGGGTAAAGAGAGACGAAGACGAACGCCTCGGGATGCTGAAACTCGAGGTTCGCCACGGCGACTCCCGCCTGATAGTGCGCCTCCGGGCGGACGCTCCGAGGCTTCGTCTTTACCTCGATCTCTCCGATCGTCCTCTCCCGATAATCGAACTCGTAGGCTCCGACGTGCTCGAGGATGCTCCCGCCGAGGCGAGCCCACGCCCGCTCGAACGCGGCCTCTCCGAACGCCCCCGCGACCTCCGCCTCTTTCCCGAGGTAGCTCATCGTCTCCCCCGGATAGAGGAGTTCTCTGGCCCGCTGACGGATCTCGGAATCAATCGGTACGAGATAACCGAACCCGCTCATCCTTTTACCTCCCGAAGGAGATCGCCGAGCGCGGACGGTTTACCGCCCCTGATCGATGACGGGCGCAGGACCGCGCCCGCCTTCTTCTCTCGATACCGCGCCGCCCTCTCGGGTTTCGTCGGGTCGATCTGATACTTCCGCCATTGTGCGATATGGATCACCCCGTCGGGGTCCACGGCGAGGAGTCCTGAGTCCACGAGCTCCCCGACCGCCTCTCCTACCGTCGGAGAGATGACCGCGAGGAGATGCTTAAGCGATTCGAAGTATCCCGGACGATCCGACTCCTTCGCCGCGAGGATGATCGCGACGAAGGCCCACCTCGCCGCGTCGGATGAGAGCGTCGCCACCTTCGCATCTCTCGGCATCCCGACGTCGAACTTCGCCCACGGTCGCCCCTTCATCGCTGATCCTCCTCGACGCGACGGATCTCGACGAGGACCTCGGCGCGTTCGTTCTCATAGTTCGAACCGCCATAGATCGCGGCGAGACGCTTTAGATGCGCGAGATAGCAGGATCGGCATATCGGGCGCGTCCCTTTCGACGGCTTCAGATAGTCCGCCTCCTTTCGGCACTCTGAGCACTTCTTCGCGACCGTCATCGTCGGGCCTCCTGCGCGACTTCCCACGCCTTCGAAGGCTTCTCATCGCACCATCCGCGCGGATAGTTGTCGTCCTTCGCTCCGCAGGACCAAAAGGCGTACGCCTTCCCCGCCTTCGACGTACCCTCCTTAAACGCCCAATCCCGCGAGTGAACCGGGCATCGCCCTGCGGCGAGTTCTGCCCCGATCTTCGCGACGGGATTCGCCGCGATGACGACCGTCTCCGTCTCCGAGAAGATCTCCGTCGCCGCTCGGGCGACCTGAGCATCCGCCGCGCCTCTCTTCGCGAGGACCTCATCTGCCGAGGCGACCTTCTTCGACGGGAGGCCCGCCGCTACGAGTGCCCTCCCGATCGCCGAAGTCTCGGCGTTCTCGAGCTCCGCGCCGCGCGTATACGGGGTCGTCCCCGGAACGCCGAGGGCCGAGTGCCCTACGCCCGCGGGGAGGACGTCGTCCGCCTTTCGGAAGACCTCCGCCTTCACCGTGACGCGCTTCTCTGACTGCTCGACGATCGTCGTAACGATCCTCGCCGTCGGATTCTTTTCGTACCATTCCCGAAGTCGATCCGCGACTTCGACGTATCCTGAAAGATCGAACCCTGCCATTACTCCTCCTCCTTCTCGTCGGAGGCGATGAGCCTCCCGACGCTACAACCATCGAACCCGACGAGCGGGTTCGGTTTCCTCCATTCGCACGATCCGCAGAACGAGGTCGTAAATGCGACCTCCTCCACCGAATCGCGCCCGACGACGGACCTCGTCGCCGCGAGATACTGCTCGGCGAGGAGGAGATGCTCCCCCGTCGCCTTTCCCGTGATGAGCTGATACGTCGGACGCTTCGTTCGGACGTACGTCAGATACCCGACCCCCGGAAGTTCTCCCGCCGAGTAGCGGCTCCAGAGGTACGAGTAGAAGGCCATCTCCGCCGATCGGAGATCCTTTACGGACTTCGATCGCGCGGACGCCTTGAGATCGAGGATCATCGTCGCCCCCTCTTCGCCCTTCCACTTTCGGAAGATAAAGTCGGGCGTCCCGATGAGCCCGTCCACCTTGAGCGATTCGCCGTCGAGCCCCTGAAGGTAGACGTCTCGGAACGTCACGAGCTCGGGCTCGAGTACGTCGTAGACGAAGATCTTTATCGCCGCCCTGAGCTGCGCTTCGAAGATCTCCCAATCGATCCCGATCGTCGGGCGAGCCATAACCGCGGTAAGGGCCTCGTCTACCACGTCCGACTCGTCCCACGTTCGCCCTGCGCGCAGGGCCTCGGCGATGATGAGGATCGCCTCATCGAGCCCGCTCCCGAACGCGACGCGCTCCGGGGCGATGAACGGGAGGCGCGACCCGTCCTCGAGTCGGATCTTCTCGGAGAACCATCCCTTCCGCCCGCAGAGCGCGGTCGAGGTAACGAGACTCTTCGAGATCCCGACCCGCTTCGGATCGATCGCCTTCGAGATGCTCACGATCCCACCGCCGCGGCGATGATCCCCGAGATGACGATCCCTCCGAACGAGATGATGAGCATCCATAGCCTCCACGTCTCGCGGTCCTCGCCCCGGATCAGGCTCCCGCGACTAAGCGGGCGATAATCCATAAACGTCTTCGGTTCGTTCCTTCGATCGAGCTTCACTTTCCGCCTCCTGACTTTCTATCCTTCTTCGCCCATCCCTCGCCCTTAAAGACGAGGGAGGGCCGCGGGATCTCCCGCTCCATCCAATACCCGCACTCGCAGAGGATCAGGCGATCGTCCGTAATGGACTGCGCCACCTCCCGAGTGCGCGAGCACTTCGCGCATCGATAGTCGTAGAGCGGGCTCATCGATTCACCTCGACGAAATACTCCGCCCCCGGGCGATGCTGCGGGAGGAAATAAGAGTGCGACGGAGCGCGCAGGGTATCCCCGAACTCGATCCCCTTTCGGAGCTTGTCGTACTCCTTCGCCCACGCCTCGCCCGATACGGGATCAGGGAGTCGGACGACGAGATGGAATCGCTCCTCTTCGGGCGTATGCGAGAACGTCGAGTAGGCGATCCATTCGCGATCCGCGAGGGCCGCCTTCGCCGTCGCATATGCCGTCCCGCCGTCTACGTCGAAGACGAGCGCGTTCACCTGCGCGACCGCCGCGTTCTTCCGCGTCCCTCCGGGGACGAGCGTCACGGGCGACCATAGAGGCGCGCGCTCCTTATCTCTGTTCTCGCGATGATCCGAAAGGATCGTCACGAGCTCATCCCACGTCCCGATCTTCCGATCAGGCGTCGTCCCGAAGAGGGACGGATACGTGACGGCGATCATCGCATCGCTCCGATCGCGAGGATGCCGATCATCGCGGCGATAAAGAGGAGGACGGCTACGACCTCCCCGAGTAGCGTTAGGGCCTTATTCACCTTCCCCCTCCTTAACGGTCGCGCCTTCGCGCGCCCACTCGTAGCAGGGACGCATCTCGCCCCGCTCGATCTGCGTTCGATACGGCCCGCAGAGTGAGCACTCGCCCGCCTGATCGCCGTCTTCGGGTCCCGTGAGCTTCTCCGTAATCATTGAGCGACCTCCTGACTCTTCATCGCGCGGAGAACGTCCGCGAGCGTCGGCTTCTTCTTCTCGAATCCAATCGCGAGAATCCCCGCGCCGTCATCCACGAGAACGAGCCACTTATTCGTCCCCGGAACGCGCGACATCGCCGCGACATCCGAGAGACGGGTAAAGTCCGCCATCTGATCGAACTCCTTCAGGACCTCCGAAGGGATATCGATATGATGCGGGAGATAGGCGAGGATCTTCATCGCGCCACCTCCGCGATCGTCTTCGGGATCAGGTACGTAATAACCGCGTAGACCTCGCTATTCGCGTAGCATCCCGTCCCCTTGTGAATCCGAACTCCGGGCATAGACTCGACGCTCGCGAGCCTCTCCGCGAAATGCGCGCACGTATTAACGCGAGTCCACGATCGGCCCGGGGACATATTGAGACCGCCGTCGCACTCTTGGCACTTCAGGCCGTACCGCCCGACGCCGTCGAGTCCCGCCATCCTCTTCACTTCTGCGAAGCTCATATCTGCCTCCTATTTTTCACGGGGTATCTCCCCGATCTCTCACGATGGTACACCCGTACCACGAGGACCGTCAAGGGCGTTTCAGATATTCACGATGAATATTCTTCATCCACCCCTCCGCCCTGAGCGTGGACGGAGAGCCCTCGTAGAATCGCCGTAGGATGCCCTCCGCGCCCCGTAGAGGCGCGCTAATGCGGATAGAGGAGCGGAATGCCCCCGAAACGCCCTACGGGCTCGGGAGAGGGAAAGTAAGGGCCGCCGCACCGGGGAGGCTCCGATGCGGCGGCGGACCCTTAGTTTACGGGTTCGACTCCCCGAGACGGATCAGGTACTCCGCAGAGATCCCCGAGCGCGACTGAAAGAGTAACCATTGAGCGGGATCTCCCGACGCCGAGAGCCACTCCTGCGCGTACGTATTCGAGGACTCGATAGAGCCCGCCGCCCACGCGGTAAGTTTCCCGTCCGCCGCGACGAGGCGCGACGGAGTATGCCAATGCCCGAACGCGGCATATGAAAAATCCGTAACGCTTAAGTTCCACCCGCCGAGCTTCTTATTCAGGGAGTAGAACGGGAACCCCATCGACGCCTTTAACTGATCACCGTGGAAGAGAAACCACTTCTTCGTGACGCCTTCCACCGTGACGGGGACGACTTCGTTCCAATGCCGTTCGCCTTCCGTGAACGTCTCCTTAAACGTAATCCGTTTCTCGTCTCGGACGAGCATCGCCGCCGTTTTATAGGCGATCGCGTCCGCGTTAGATTCGGGCCGCGACGTTCCCCATCGCCCGATCCTTCCGTGATTACCGATGACGCCGAAGACTCTCACCGTCTCGAAGTGCGAGGCGAGAGATCGCAGGAGTCCCGCGAGCATCTCTGCCGTTGAGAAGATCTGCCCGTAGAGTCCTGAGTCGATGAGGTGCGCCTGACCCGGAAAGATATCCTCGCCCTCGACGAGATCTCCTAAGAGAAAAACGTTCACCTCGCGGACGGGATGATCCGTACGCTGAATCTCGACGAGCTGCTCGACCTTCTTCGCGAGGAGTGCGACGCGCGATGCGGCGATCTCCGTCGAATAGTCGGGCGTTACTTTTCCGACCTGCCAATCTGCGCAGAGGAGAAGAGCCTTCTCTTCGCCCTTCTTTCTCTTATCTGCCTTCGGCGCGGGGACGGGTTTAATCGTCATCGACGCCGCGGCATCTCTCGCCGCCCGATAGACGGCCTCCGTATATTCATCCTCCGAGCGTCGGATCTTCTCGAGTTGGCGGAGGACGCGAACGTGCGCCGCCTTGAGTTCTTCATATGCGACGACCTGACTCGCCGCCTCCATCTCGCGCGCGATCGCCTTCTCGATCTTCGTCATCGTTCGATCCTCCCGCAGAGACAATCCTTCCGACGATGCCGATCGAGCGATGCCCGATGGACGTCAATCCCGTACGCGGACGAGATCGCGAGAGAGAGCCCGAGCGCGGGCGTACGATTCACGCCGATATCTTCGACCGCCTTCTTAAGGGCGGCGCGTTCCGCCTCCGGGACTGCCGCATAGAGCGCGGCGACTGAGCATCGCGACCCCTTCCGCGTTGGAGGGATCTTCTTTAGCGCGTCCTCGATCTTCGTCATAGAGCCTCCCCATACTTCGCCCGACGGCTACGTCGAGTCTACGCGGAGTCTACTATGCGGAGAGTTGAGCGTCTACTTAGATGCGATCTCGAGTCGGAGGACTGCCGCTTCCACGGCGTTCTCGAGCTGCTCGATATCGAGCGTGATCCCACGCTTCAGGGCCTCGGACTGAACGAGCGCGACTGCCGCGTCCTTCTTAACCTGACCCTCTTCGGAGGAGAGCGTCTTCTCGACGGAGGCGACGACGGTCGCCGCGATCTTCTCGACGATCGCGTACGCCTCGGCATTCATCCGAGCCTTCAGGTAGCCCGCCACCTGACGGGCGAGATAGGCGATCCCGCCAATCCCGACGGGGATCAGGGCGAGGAGTGTCGCGTTTACGATATCGCTGACGAGTGGATTCATAGTCTCTCCTTACTTCTTGACGATGAGGGTCCGCCCCTTCGGGGCGTCTCCCTTCGATGATGCGATCGATCGTACCTGAGCCTCCGTAACGGGGACGGCGTAGACCTCCGTCGTCTCCCCGCTCATCGTCGGGTCCGCGAACTGCCACCCGATAACGGGGTCGTAGGCGAAGGCGACCATATGCCCATACCCGACCGCCCCCGGATTCTTCTTGACGAGCTGACGATGCCACTTCGACATCTTGACGCCGTCATAAAACGGCGAGAGCCCGTTCGAAACGTTTACGATTAGGGCCGCGCCCCTCTTCCCCGCGCGAATCGCGTCGTCCCACGAAGACGGATATCGTCCGTCCGCGCCGAGGACCTTAACCGTCTTAAGGAGTTCGGGGAGGTTCGAGCCGTTATCCGAGACGCCCTGAGCGTCTACGTGCCCGGTTGCGCGCTCCTTCGCGGCGATGCCTTCGCGCGCCGTGATCGTCTTTCCGAGAACCCACGAGGCCGCCGCCGCTGCGGATGATGGCCCGCAATCGTCCCATACGCCCATTCTGCGAGCCTCGCGATCGACGGCGAGTTGAGAACGGATCTCGAGTTTCCGCATTACTTACCCTGCGAGGCGAACCACGCTGTTACGCCGCCGAGTCCTGAGACTCCGAGGAGGGCGATCACGAACTTTGCGAGGCGATACGCACCGCGCGTCTCGGCGAGCTCGAGCTTAATCATCCCGAGGTCCTTCTCGATCCGATCGAGCCTCGCGAGAATCTCCGTATTCGCGTCACGCTGCGTCATTCGTCGTCCCCTCTACGATCTCTTCGATCATCTCCTCGGACGTACCCTCGACGATCTCGGGCTGCGGCGGAGGAGGTGGAGGGAGGAATCCCTCTTCGGGAGTATAGGTTCCGCCGATCCATACGCGGACTGAGTCGTCGTCGATCTTTATGGCGGAAATAGTTCCGAAAACGGCCTGATAATCCCGCTCGAAGAGCGCGAGCTGATCGGGCGAGAGTCCTCCCGTGATCACTTGTCGAACTTGAGCCGAGGGAGAAATAAACGCATATCTCATCTTTACTCCTTATCCGATATAAGCGACAATGAGATAGCCGCTTCCACCATCCCCACCGTTGCCACCTGTCGCGGTTCCTGATGAGTTGGTGTATGCCGTCGTCCCTGCGGCTGTCGTCGCATTGTTGCCCCACAACGCAGGACCGCCACCACCGCCGCCTGACCCGCTATTCGCGGAAGCGTTCCCTCCGTTCCCTCCCGCCGCTGAGATTCCTGTTCCCGCTGTGGTGCTGATCCAAAAGACCCCCGCGCCGCCGCCGCCGCCCGCCGTCTGAACCGCGCTTCCTGCGTAGTAGGTTGCCGTCCCTGTTGGCAGGGCTGAGCCGCTGTACGCAAATCCGCCTGAGCTGTCGATGCGAGTATCAGAACTGACGCCGCCCATACAAAGCCCGATTCCCGCCTGTCCTGCCGTTCCACCTTCGGTTCGCACGCCTCCCCTCGCAGTAATCTTTCCGCCAACCGTCGCACCGTCTGCCGTGCCGTTCGCTCCATTCGTACCCGAAAGAGCGAACGATTCTTGGAACGGTAGCGCGGTAAATCCGCTTGTCGTAAGGGTTGAGTTTGATACATCCGTCGTCGCGGTTGTGGTGCGAGCGGTTGAAGTCACCACTTTGTCTGGAAACGGCAGCGTGGTAGTCACCGTGCCAGATTGTGCGGTCACGGCGGCTGAGGCTGTGGTCGCGCAGACCAGATACGAACCGAAAGTGGTATTGCCCCCGACGCCGCCGTCCGCTCCTGCCGTCTGAATCGTTGCGGTCGTTACGCTAACGGCCTTCGTTGCCGTACCGCCCGCACCGCCCGCGCCGCCTGCGCCGATGCCGACGCTCACCGTCGCAACATCTCCGACGTACAGGTCGCGGAGAAGGCCATAGGCTCCCGGCTGACCCCCACCGCCGAGGCCGCCGCTGTCCCCTTGGCGCGAGATTTTTCCCTTCCCACCCTGCCCCCCGTTGCCTGCGGAGTATCCCGCAACCGCGACGAGATAATCCACGCCCGTAGGTCGCGTCCACGTGTCGCTCGACGTGAACGTTTCCGTCACGAGAAATGAGTTCCCTCCGCCCGCCGCAGGAGTGCTCGTCTGAAGAAGAAGACTCTTAATCGTCGCCTTCGCCGAGCCCGTGACCGTTCCGAGTGCCGTCATTGTGAACGTAAGATCCACATATGCCGCCGAAGAGCTGATCGCAGATCCGCCCGCGGTCGTCGTCCCGGAGATGCTCGTCCACGTCGTTACGTCCGTCACCGTTCCGATCGCGTACGACGAGAGGCTCGCCCCCGCTTCGGAGAAATATTCCGCGGAGAGAACGAGGTTCCATTGAGCCGCGGTTCCGCCCGCGGTTCCACTTTTACTGAGAACCGAGAGGGCCTTCTGACGAAGGGCGAGATTATCGTCATTCAGGAGAAACGATCGCGTCGTCATTGAGATCGCAGCGTCCACGGTCGCGGTTCCGAGGCTGAGCTCCACGCCCCACGTGGACGTCGCATCGTCGAAGACTGCGATCGCGGTTCCGTCTCCTTCGGTTCCGTTCTCGATCGTCCAATACGGAAGAGGGTTATCGTTATCAACGATCGGGAGCGTAGGATCGGGAGGCGTTAGGTTAAAACTCGCGTTCGCGATCCCGAAAAGTGCCTGAGTTCGAGCTGCCACCCCGAGGGGAGAAGATCCGAACGTCGTATCCGAGGAGACGATCGAGTTCGCCTGATCGTCAAGGATTCCCGCGCTCGTCGTCGCGATGAAGTTCTGATCCGATCCGATACGACTGCTCACGAGATCCCTCCCTTCTTAATGGCGTCCACGAGATTATTCGGGCTCCTGCGATTAAACGTTACGCGGATGACCTGAACATACGATCCGGGCTCGAGGCTCCAATCCACCGTCTCGACCCTAAATAGGCCCGAGAGTGATAGCGGGACGCACTCGATAAAAACGAACTGTCCCGGCTCCCACTTCGTCTGTAGGGCGAACGTTGAGGCTCCCGTCTGGTAGTAGCCCGCCGAGAACCCGAGGTTATTATGCGCCGCGGTTCCCGCTCCCCGAAGGGTAAACGTCCCCGTGAGGAGCGGTTTATGGCGTTCGATGAAGTATGACTTCGCCGCGCGCGTGACCTGCGTCGCGGGCGATGCCGCTGCCGTCGGGAACTCCACGACTCCGTCGAAGACGGGCGCGCCCGCCCGATTCGTAAACCCGACCTCCGTATACTTAATGACCTTCCGCGTCGTCGCGCCCGTCGTGGAGTTGAGTCCGAAGAGGGCCTGTTTCGTCGTCTGGTGATCGTATGAGACCTCGAGAGAATAGGGCGCGACCGAAGCCGCCGCCGTCGTCGTATCAGGAGTCCCCGGAGAGGAGGTCGTGATCCGATACGGTGCGGTCGCGTACGTCGGCTGATTCGCGGTATTCACGAGCCGATACTGAAGAGCGCGGTTCGTAAGATTGATAAAGTATCGCCTCTCTTTAGAGTCCTGACCGCCGTAGAGCTCGACGATAGAATCGAGAACGCTACGAAGGGTTCCGCCCGGGATTGAGAGGCCCGCGTCGGATGAGGCCGCGACGGAGCTTGAGATTCCCGAGGTCGTCGTCGTAGAGACGAGACGTTGAACGGGATACTCCCGCCGTTTATAGGAGTTCACCGTCGAGAGCACCTTCCGAACGGCGTCTCCCTCGTCTTCGCCTCCGACGATCGGGATCGTCGTTTGAGTCTGCGATCCGATCGGCGTAATCGTCACGATTCCGCGGATCTCCCCCGCACCCGTCCACGTCTGAGCAAAGTTTAGCGAGGAGCTAAGGGTAAGCTCGAGGACGGTATCTGAGATCTTCTTCACATTAGATCCCGAGAAGACGGCGTTAATCTGCGCCGTCGCCTTATCGGACGATCCGACCGCGTCTCGAATCTCGAGCGTATCGCCTGACGAGAGCCCGTGGAACGCGGTAGAAGATAAAGTGACGCGCACTTTATTAAGAATCTTCTTCGAACCCTTCGTCGCGTGAGCGATTGTTCCGATATTCCTATAGTTGTCGCCTGTTGCGTTGGAGCCCGTATTGGCGTACGTAAACGTCACGTCGTCGGGAGTCGAGGCGATCGTGAAGGTTCCGTTAAACGATGCGTTCACTCCGCCGATCACGGATGCGATCCTGACCTTATCTCCGACCGCGTATCCGTGATCCGTACTCGTCGTGACGGTCGTCACGTTCCCCGAACGGCTAAACCCGCCCTCTCCTTCAGGGTCGCGCGCTTGACGCTCCTTTCCGAATACCACGAGGCGATCGAGAACGCCGTTCACCTCTTCGATACTGATATCAGAGATCGTCCCCTGACCTGATTCGTTCATCCGAGAGGCGATGCTCGCGATCGTTCCGATGAAGTAAAGATCCGTCGTATCCGTCGGAGCCGAGCCCGTATTCTTTTTGTAGAGCCTGATCCGCGCCTGATCGGGGATCGAAAGATGCCACGGCCCCGCGGACGGCGTGACGTCCTGAAGGAGCGTAAACGCCATCGAGCTCGTATTCCCGTCCCCCGATGCGCTCATCGAGAGCGATTCGAGCTCCACGTAGACGGCGAACGGACGATCTGCCGATGCGTAGCTGCCGAGAGGATTGAGAACATCCTGAGACGCCGCGCCCGTTGCGAGCGCGGTTCCCGAAGCCGTTCCCGAGGTCGTGCCCGAGGTATACGTGAGCGTCGTCCCGCTTGACGCCGTGACCTGAAAGACGCCGTTCATCGCCGTCCCCGCTCCGCCGAGCCCTTCGACCTGAACGTATGATCCCGTCGCGACGGAGTGAAACGATGCCGTCGTAATCGTTACGGTTCCCGAAGAGATGACGGCGGAGGAGATCGCGGGGAGATCGACGTAGAGTTGGAACGGCGCGGTTCCGGGCATTATCCGCGGCCTGTAATCCGAGTCCCGGTCGCGCTCCTGACTGACGCTCCGAGAGTTGTATTCACGCTCGAGGCGGCATCGCGCCCGAAGGTAATCGAGTTAGAAACGACGACGTCTCGCCCGCCTACGGAATCCCGACCGCCGCCGCTCGTCACGGACGCAGGGACGACTCCCGTATTCCCGCCGAGCCCGAACGCGCCCCCGACTGCGCCCGCCGCTCCTCCGACGATGCCCGCGACTGCCTTAATAAGAAATCCGATCGGGGAATCCATAATCGCCTTCCCGAGTTTCATTACGAAATCGATCGCGGTCGCGATAGCCCCGCCAATATTCCCGAGGATCGAGAGAACGATCGAGAAGGCTCCGCCGATCGCCTGAACCGCGATCGCGAGAGGACCCGTACCGTCGCCCCATAGAACGCCCACGAGCTCGAAGACCTTTCCGACGAGTTTCCCCACGCCGTCGAAGAACCTTCCGAACGCGGGAACGAGGTCCTTCATAATGCCCCCGACGACCTGTCCGACGGAATCCGTCACGCCCCCGGGCGCGGTAAGTTTCTCGATAAACCCGACGATCGCAGGGACGATCGTCCCGAAGATAAACTGTCCGACCTGAACGAGGACGGGGATCAGGTTCCCGACGAATCCTGCGACTGTCTCGACGACTGACGCGATGAGACCGCGATTATTATCGATGAAGGACTTAATCCCGTCCACGACGGAGAGGATGACGGGGAGGGCCTTCTCGTTAAAGACTTTAAGGAGATCGTTCACGATCGGGAGGAGAGACTGCCCGATGGACTCGCCCGCCTCGGCGAGCTGAATCGTAAGGGCCTCGATACCGCCCGCGGTCGTCTCCGTATACGCACCCGCCGAGCCCCCGAACTTCGCCGTTACGGCGTCGAGTGCCTTCGTTCCCTTCGCGCCCTTCTCGAGCGCGATACCCATTCGAGAGAGCCCCGCCGTATTCCCGTCGTAGGCGCGCCCGACGAGGAGCGTCGCCTTCTCGAGAGAGATATTCTTCGCCCGGGCGAGGTCCTGCGAGACGGCGAGGATCTTCTGCGCCTTCGAGAAATCGTTCGTAAACTGCGTCGCCGTTGCGAGTCCTGCGCGTACCTGATCATCCGTGAACGCGAGCTTCGCGCCCGCCTTAATCGACTCCTCCGTCGCGGCAAGA